CGCCGCGGCCTCTTGGAAGCCACGCGCGCGCTGCTCGGCCACGAAGCGGTTGCGCTCACGCGCCGCCTCTCCCGCGGCGATTCCCTCCTCGATCGCGGCACGCGAGCCACCAAAGGCACGCGCCGCCGTGGCGCGGGCGGCGCGACCGGCGCGGGCCTGCTCCTCGGCGCGGGAGATGTCAGAGAGCCCCGCCTCGATCACGGCCTGCTGGTACGGGCTCTGGTAGCGCGCGAGGTCCTCGCCCAAGACAGAGGCGCCCTGCACCGCAGGGGCGGCCCCTGGGCCGGCTATGTCGCGCGCCGCGAAGCGCGTACCGACCTGCCCAGCGCCCACCGCCGGGGCCGCGAACTGCGTCGCGACGCGCTCGGCGCCGACCATCATCGGCGCGCCGGGGACAGAGACGCGCCCGGCGCCGATCTCGCGCACCGCTGCGGGGCCACCAGCCGCGCCCACGCCGACCGTCGGCGCCGCAAATTGTGTCCCCACGCTCGGGGCGCCAAACTGTGCCGCGATACGCTCCGCGGCGACGCGCTCCGGCGCAAACTGCGTCGCGACCTGGCCCGCGCCGATCGTGTCGACCGTAGTCCCCGGCGTCACGGTGGCGGCCTGCGCCGTCGGCGCGCGAAACCGCTGCCGCGTCCCCGGCGCAAAGACGCGCTCTGGCTGGAACCCAAGGTCGCGCTGCACCTGCCGCGAGGCCATCTCCAGCTCTGGGACGAAGCCGCCCTCTCCGGCGATGGCGCGCGTCATCGCCTCGCCACGCATATAGTCCTGCGTGAAGGGCGCCGTGAGGAGCCCCTGGTACGGCGTAAACGGCACCGACGCTAACTGGTTCGCGAGGTCGATGTTTGCGAGGACGTTAGCGTAGACCGCCGGGTCTATCTCCGTCTTCTGGGTCTCGGTCTTCTTGGACTTAAACAGGTTACTCATAGTCTTTTTTCCAGCACCACCGCGGTGCGTTTGTAGCCCTCAAGCGCCCTCTGCCATCCGGGGCGGCCAAAGATAATCAGCGCCTCGCAGCCGATGGACTTGGCCCAGGTCTCGATCACCGGCCTGATGACCGCGTCGATCTCTTCCAAGTCTCCGGCGCCGATGATGATCGTGAGCTGCTTCAGGCGCGGGAAGATGTCTATCGTCGTGATGACGCAGGAGTTGCTGGCGGTCCAAAACTGGTACTCGCCGCGGTTGATCCCCTGGACGATGTCGTCATAGTTCAGTTGTCCGTACCCTTCCGCCAGCGCACGCTCTATGAGCTCGCGGAAGGGTGCGACGTATTCTATGCCCTCAACGTCGCTCATCGCTCGCCGCCCGCGACCGCGTCCAGCCGCATCGTCCCGACGCGCCAGTCGGTCAGGGTGTCGCCCGTGATCTTCATCTCGATCTGGCGCCCAGAGAAGCGCACCGGCGTGTAGGGGCTGTCGATCGTGTAGGTCTTGACGACCTCGCTCCCGAGGGGCGTAAAGCGCGTCTTGAACTGTACCCCCACCGACCCCTGGGTCTTCTCGTCGGCGATCAGTTGCCGCGCGACCATGATCTTGTCGCCGTTGCCAAACTCAATCGGCCCGGTCTGCGCGTAGGGCGTCGCGCCGTCATAGGCCACGCCGACCTCGTGCTCGTAGACGTAGCCATCTGCCGAGACCATGAGCGGGTAGTTGAAGACGCCGCGGTCGGTGCCCGCCGTGCGCGCAAGCGACCCGATGGTCCAATGATTCTCGCGGTAGTTGAAGACCACGTAGGAATCGTTCTCGGTGTTGGTGGCGCTCGGGTAGAACCACCAGACCTCGCCAAACTGGTTGTTTGCGACCGCGTAGACCTTGGAGCGCTGTTGCTGCGAGAGGTTTCCGGTCACGTAGTCCAGTACGTCACACTTGATAGGGCGCACGAAGCCGTCGTACATGAAGAACCCCGCCGGGCTCCACCAGTACGCGACCGACTCCACCGCCGCCACGGCCTGCGCGCTCATCAAGCCGCACCCGGTCGCGATCCGCTCAAAACCATACACGTACGGCGGCCCCTGGTACTGGGCCGTGTGTACGTCCACGTCGGTGAAGATCAGGTTCACGCCGCGGAGGCGCTTGCCGGCGACGATTGACCCTACCGTCTCGAGCTCGATGTCTCCCGCCTGGTTCGTCACGGCGGGGGTCCACGTGGTGTTGTCTTCTTGGTCGCTCCACTGCACCTTGCGGGCGTTGCCGCCGGCGCCGAGCGCGAACACAAACCGCTCCGCCGTCACGAGGACGGCCTTGTTGCTGGTCGGGGCGTTAGTGAGCGCCGCGGCCTTGACGCCGGTGTTGAGTTGCCACTCTAGGAGCTTGCCGTCGGCGTTGGAGCAGGCGAGGAGATACTCGCCCCAGTTGTCCATGCTCCAGGTCGTAGCGGGCGTCACGGTTCCCGTGTCGGCGCGTGGCGTGCCGTAGGCAAAGAGCCCGTATGGGCCGCCGCCGTAGCCAAGGTTGAGGGTCGCATCCGCCTGCCCCGCCGTGAAGCCAGAGGTTGGGGTGATGTCGGTAAGTGTCCCAGCCTCGTTCATCGCGTAGAGCTTGCTGTGCGTCCCGAGCCCGATCCAGCGCGCGTTGGCGTTTGTGCGCCACGCGATGAGTCCGCGGCAGAGTCCGGTCATCTGGCTGCTCGAGCGCTTGCGCCACCCGCCCACGGGGCGCATGGTGGCCTCGTACCAGCGCACGAGGCTAGCGTCTCGCCAGCGGCCCTTGCTCTGGTAGTCGGTGCCGTTGCGATAGACGCCGGGCTGGATGTTGATCGGTAGCAGCATTATTTGTCGGCCTTGTTCTCAAGTCGGTCAAAGATGAGCCGCAGCATAGACTTGATCTCGTCAATATCGCGCTGGTAGTGGTTCTGGGTCACGTAGGTCAGCGGCATGTTCCTGACATCTTCGTCTAGCTTCTCGATGGAGCGGGAGATGTTGTTAAGAATCCACCCCCCGAAGACCCCCGCGAGGCCGACCACGATATTGAATAGAACCTGAACGTCCATTTACCTTCCCTTGATGACGCCGTAGTTGTTAAGCACGACCCAGACGTATAACGCGCAACAGGCTGCGGTGACGAAATAAATATCAGCGACCCACAATAGGTAAGTCGCCGCGACCTTTATCACCACCATCGTCCCTACCGGATCGAAACGCTGAAAGAGCCAGTTGAGCAAGGGGTTGGCCTCGCGCTTGCCAAGTTTCAGCGCACGATCCGTCGTCCAGATGTCTGCGATCTGGAGCAGGAAGAAGATGATGAGAAACGCGGTGTTCACGCCCAAGGCAGCGGCGGGCTGACGATGGGAGGATTGATCTGGTTCTCAATCTGCTGCGCCACAGCCGCCTCTGCGCTGTCTTTGTCCACGCCGTTTGCCCAGCACCATCCCAGCACCTGATCCTGCGTGAGATCGGCATACGGGGTGAACGATTCGCCCTGCACGACCGGGAACGAGCAGGTGCCATACACGCTGCCGCTGTAGGTGCCATCGGTGCCGGAGAGATTCCAATGCGCCGTGACGACGTAATCCGCGCCCTCGGGTGCCTGCGGGACGCAGTTCAACTGCGAGATATTCCATGTGTAGGTAATCATTGCTTCACTTCCTCGGGTTTCGGTAACAGCGGCTCCACCTGCGCCTTCAGTTTGGCCCAGAGCGGGTGTGCGCCTTGGCTCGTCGGCAGGGTGCCGAGCAGGTTGACAATAGCGACTGCTTCTTCAAGCGTGACCTTGAGTTCGACTTCAGACATTACTTGTTCTCCAATACGGCGACCTTCGCCTCAAGTTGTTCAATCCGCGCCATTGCTTCTTGCAGGGCTTTGATGGCGGCGTGGTACATATCGGTCGTATAAACAGTCTTGAGCGGTTCTTCGCCCTCTGGCGTGTTACCAAAGCCATCGGTGTCAATAAACTCTGGCGCGACCGATTCTACCTGCTGTGCAATCACGCCAATGTTGTCGTCGTCGTGCGTCTGGTCTTTGTATTTGAACGTGACGATTTCAAGCGCCTTGAACTTGTCCCACATGGAGCCGAGAGGCTTGATGTCTTTCTTGACGCGCTGATCCGACAGGTTTACGTCGTTGGCTTGGTAGTTTGCCAACCCGCCGTTGGAGCGAATAGTTGCGCGAGTTGCACCAGTATCACTACAAATGAAAAACTCATTTCCTGTGCCATTTGGTGCGGCACCGGTATATTCAAGAAGAAATCCAAATGGCGAGGCGTTGCTGTTCTGTGCGCGGATCATGCGATTAGAAGCGCTGGTTATAAATTCATGATACGAAGCCGTGCTTCCCGCATACGTCCCCGTATCACTCGCCTTAAAATATCCACCCGCCGTGATGCGGGCGCGTTCGGAGCCGCCAGCATAAAACGCCATAAAGTACGACGAACCAGCAGACAAATACATATTTGTCCCCGTCGTGTATACCCCATCATTTTCAATTTGCGTGTATACCGTGTTTCCTGAATTGGCGCTGCGAATATTTCCTTGTGCGTGGACTCGTACAGATGGACTCGTCGTGCCGATGCCCACGTTGCCGCCAGACGGTTGCAGAATTAGATTCGTATCTGCTGCGTCAGTACCAGCCCCATCTGTTCCCTGCAAAGTGAGTGAGTTATCTCCGCTTGTAAATCGGAATTGCCTGTTTGCGTTAAGGGTGCTGGCTGGCTGTAAAAACCGAATGCCTGTTGAATATAAAATGTCTGTGTAAGTACCACCGCGCATAAGAACGGTATTACCGCTGCCCGATGCAGACCGAATATCCAACTTGCCAGCCGGACTGCTCGTGCCGATGCCGAGGCCCGTCGAAGTGAGCCGCATACCCTCTGCGGCATTTGCGGTAAACGCAAGCGAAATGCCCGCCTCGCCATAAAGATTGTATAGGCTGGTGCTGTTATCAAAATATAAATAGCCCTTATTAGCCCCGTTATATCTGGCGGTGATTCCAGATAAATTGCTTGCTGTAGCGTTTGTAAATAACTGGCTGTTGCTTCCCCATGTTGAAGTTACGCCAAATGTCGTCCCATCAAACGTCAGCGCACTCCCGCTCGTCGCCACCTTGGAGCCGTTCAGGTACAAAACGCCGTTGGCGGTGCCGCCGTTGAGCGTCACGGTGCTAGAGGTGGTGAGGGTCGTGAAGGCGCCGGTGTTGGCGGTCGTTGCGCCTACGGTGCCGTTGATATTGATGCTGGCCGTGCCGCTCGCGTTTGTGAGCACGATCGCCGACGGCGTCCCAAGGTTTGGGGTCGTCAACGTCGGCGAGGTAGCAAGGACATTATTTCCGGTGCCGGTGTTCGTGACGCTCACGACGTTCTTGCTGGCGTCGAGCGCCAGCGCGGTCGAGGCCGTCAGCGCAGACATGTTCTGCGTGCCGCCCACGGTGAGGGTCTTTCCGGTGCCGACGTTTAGTCCCACCGAGGTGCCGCTACCGGCGCCCGCAAAGATCCCGTCGATGGTGTCGAGGTTGGTGTTGAGCTTCCCGCCCCAGGTATCCGAGGACGCGCCGACCTCCGGCTTCGTCAGGCCCAGGTTGGTGGTTGTCGTATCAGCCATGTCTAGTTACCTCAAGCGGCCTGTAAATAGGCCGGGTGTGTCTTCTGCGTCCAAGTCTTCGCCGTGTCACTCGCCGGCGCCCATGTCTCTGCCGTGTCACTCGCCGGGGTCCACGCGACGACCGTGTCGCTCGCGGCGCTCCAGCTCTCTGCCGTGTCCCCCTGCGCCGTCCACGTCTCTGGCGTGTCGGGCTCCGCCTGCCACTTGAGGCGCCCGGAGGCCACCATCGTCGCCGCCGCAGAGACCGCACAGGCGGCGCTCTGTACCAGGACCCCAGAGGCCACCACCGTCGCCGCGCCGGTTAAGGCGGCGCTGTCTAGGTAGATGACCTTCGCGGTCGCTGTCTGCGTGGCCGACCCAGCCATGGCCGCCGCGCCGTCTGCGACGCGCACCCCCGAGGCGGATACGCTCGCGGCGGCAGAGACCGCGGCGCTCGCGAGCCTGACGCGGCGATAATCCGCAGAGAGCGACGCGCTGGCACTCAGCGCGGCGCTCCCGAGCCGTATTCTGGTCGCCGCCGAGGCCAGAGTGGCCGCCCCAGACAGCGCAGCGGCGCCGTCTTTGACGATCTTTGCGGCGCACGTCACCGACGCCGCGCCGTTCAATGCCGCGGCGCCGTCCTTGACGATCAGCGCCGACGCCGACTGGCTCGCGGACGCCGATAGCGCCGACGCCGCGAGCCTTACCCTTACCCCGACCGCCGTCACCGTCGCGGCGCCGTTTAGGGCCGCCGCCCCAAACTGGACCCGCCTGCCGATGCAGGACAGGGCCGCGGTCGCGTTTAGTGTGGCAGCGCCCTCTTTGGGGTCGATGCCATAATTTCCACGGCCATATAAACCAGAGCCGTAGCCTGCCATTGATTAGTTCAACGTAATATCAAGGTCGCCCGCCGGGACCCGAAACACGTCGCCCGAGGCGATCGTCTTGCTCGAGGTCAGCGCGCCGTGAAATAACAGGTTCCCGCCCGTGACGTTGTCCCAGACGGCGATCCAGCCGACGGTGCCCCACGACGCCGTCGCGGTCGGGAACTCTACGGCGCTCGTGTTGCTGCCCGTGTCTCCCGTCACCGTAAAGGCGCACGACTGGCGCGCATAAGAGCCGCCGCTCACCTCCGTGCCCGTCCCGGCGTCGGTCGGGTCTGCGGTGTGCAGGCCCAGGTACACCGTCGTCGGCGACGTGTAAGACGTATTCGTCAACACGTGCTGGAGGATCTTGGTCTCAAGATAATTAGAAAATGCACTCACGGGATCACCCTCGTCGGTTTGACGGTCATTGCGGTGCGGCCTTGGCTAAAGGCGGCGCGTTCGTTTTGCAGCATCATCTCTTCCATCGCGGACTGGTACAAACCAGACCAGACCCCTATGCGCTCATCGTCGCGCAGGTACGGCGCCGCCTGTAGGAGCGACCCGTAGAGATACACGTCGGGGTGGCGCTCGAGGACCCAGTTAGATGCGTTACTGTTCGAGAGCTTCGCGAGCGTCGCCACGTAGGTGAGCTCGGCCGTGTAGCTGGTGTCAGGCGCGGGCATGACCTCTATCTGGTTCCCGATCAGCGAAAAATACTTCGGCTTGCCGGTGGCGTTGTAGACGTATTTTTTTGCGTCTACCTCGTCCTCCGACAAGAACACTAGCTGCTGCACCGGGGAGGTGCTGGTCAGGATCAAAGCCTTACACGAAAGAAAATCAGACGGCAGCGCAGAGAACGGCGTGTCGATCGTCGCCGTGGAGCGCTTGACCATCTTTTGCGTCGGGAGCCTCCGCTCCATCTGCGCCTCTGCGAGCGAGATGAAGTCGGGGATCACCGACGTGAGGTCGTCGCGGTTAAGCCAGTCGGCGACGCTAGACTTGAGCGCTGTGTATGATGTTAGAGCCACCGTCCACCTGTTCCTTCACCGCCCAGGCACCCTCGTGAGAATACTCAAAGGTGCCGATATGTTTTACGTGCTGCGAGAGGTCATGGTCCAGCGTTATCTCGTACCCGGCCTCTCTCGCCTTGCGGCAAAAGAAGACATCCTCGCCGATGTAGTGATTCCCGACCGTTGAGTAGGGGATCGCAAACCACGGCGCGTCGAGTTTTTCAAACACCTCGCGCTTCGTCATCATCACGCCCATGCCGACATAGTCGACACTTTGCAGGCCCTCGGACTCTGGGCCGGTATATACCCGGTCAATCTTCCCGCCGCCGTCCATCATCGCCACCGGCTTCACCGGCATCCGGCGCGTGGAGTAATTCGCGGCCACGATGGGCTTGTCGCGCAGGATGAGGTGCCCGATCGTTTCCTTCGGGAACCGCATGTCTGAGTCAAGCCAGAGGAGATAGTCCGCCTTCTCCTCGAGTGCTTGACGCGCAAGCTCCATCCGCTGAGAGGCGATTAGAGTACCGTGGCTCGTGAAGAGCAAAACACGGTCGTCTGTCGTCGCTGTGTGGTAACTCATCGCCCGCGCCATGTCGTACGCAAACGAGGTCATCACCGTATCACGCGCAGGGACCAATATCGCTATGGACCTGCTCATACACGCCCCGGACGCGTGCGAAAAAATCTGTTATCGGGATCGTTGAGCCAGCGCTTCATCGCCGCCGGGTCATCAATGATCCCCTTTGCCTTTAGCCTGTAGAACAAGGCCATCGGTATCGACGCGACCCTGCTCCACTCGCCGTACCGGGCACGCTCGTCCGTGTCCGCGTATTGCTTTTTGTTCTGCTCAATCAGGTCGCCGACTTCAAAGACCGTCTCGATCGTGGCCTCATCTTTTTCGGCGTCGTAGTGCCACCATTTTGTCGTGCCCGTCTCCGGGTCAAAATCAAAGAGGCGCTTACCTGTTGAATTCATGCAATCCTCAACTCAGGGGCGACGGCCCAGTTGCCGCCGCCCCCAAGTTTATATCACCGCGATCAGGTCGTGGTGAGGTCCGCCGCGAGGCCGTGCGCGGCCTCGGTGTTTACCTTGAGGCCGTACTCCACGACGATCATGCGCTTCTCGGCGTCGCCGGTCTTCGCGAGGTCGATCGTGTTGAAGGGCCGCAGGAAGGCGACGCTGGCGTACTCAGGGTCGAGCACGAAGGCGTCACGCTCACGCTGGAAGCGGTTCGGGACCACGTTCACGTTGCCGAAGTCGGACACGTAAACGTCGGCCGCGCCGATGATGGTCGCGGCACGGTTGCCGACCACTTCCTTGCGGATCTGCGCGATGCCGGCGAAGCCGGAGACGCGCTGCTTGTTGACCGGGCCCACCATGAGGACCTTCGGCGAGCCGCCAGAGGCCCAGACCTTCTGGATCACGCTCTTGAGGATCGTCTCCGTGAAGGTGCGCAGGTTGGCCGCCGTGGCGTCCGTGCGGGTCGCGTCCGGCTTCGTGGTGTACGAAGGATCGGCGCCGCCCGTGCCCTTGTCGGTGTTGGTCTTCAAGAAGGCGAGGAGCGAGCCCGACTTGCGCAGGGCCGTGCTCACGCCGGCAGAGCCAGCCGAGGCCGCCTGGTTGGTGAGCATGATGCTCTCCATGTCGCGCTTCAGCTCGGCAGAGCGCTTCGCGAGCTGGTACGCCAACTCCGAGCGACGGCCGGCCTTGTCCACGCTCTCGAGCGTGCCCGAGATCAGGACGGTCTTGTAGCTGATCTGGGTGTAGTTACCGATGCGGGTCGTGGCCGAGGTCGAGTCATAGGTCGTGACGTCGTCGCCTTCCACCTGCGCGTTGGTCGTCGAGGCCGCGGCGAGCGAGTCCGTCTGCCACTCGAAATAAGTGTTCTTGACGTTCTCGCGTCCGATGTTCGACATGAACGGGGTCTCTTCGGGCGAGATGTTGTAGATCACGTTTGAGAGAGACTCACGGATACCCTTTGCGTTGTAGGTATCAAAGGTATTGCTGGTCTGTGACATTTGGTGTTACCCCTAATCTATAAACTGTTCAAACACGGCAGCCGCGTCTTTGTGGCTGCCACTATTTGCGAGTCTAGAAAGAGCGGCCTTCGATGCAGTGACCTTTGATGACTGCGGGCTAGAGGCGACACCGGCGCGCATCGGGCGCGCCTTCTGGATGATCTTCGGGCGCATCTGGTCGCGCTTGCTCATGAGCTCGTCGTAAAGCATCGCCTTACGAAGGGCCAGCACCGCGCGTGCGTCGTATACGTCCGAGATCTCTTCGACACTAAAGCCGAGTTTCCCGGTTGCGTATTCGACGATCCTCGCCTTCTCGGCGCGCGCCTTTTCAGGGTCGCGCCAGTCAGGGAGCGCCTCGAGCAGCTTCCCGCGCTCAGACTCTAGGGTCTTCTCCGCGTTTAGTTGCTCATCCGCCTGTTGCTTCTGTACCAGGGCGGCGCGCTGGGCCTGCACCCACTGCGCCTGCTCCTGCCTGGACCGTTGCAGCTCACGCTGTCTCACCCACTCGACCGGGTTCTCTTGATAGAGCCTGTCCCAGTCGATCTCGGGCGGTTGCAGCGACTTGAGTTGCGCGTCCAGCGCATCCAAGGTCTGTGCATATCTCTGCCGCTCCTGCCGCGCTAGATTCAGCTCTGCCTCGGCCTGTTTTCTGGCCTCGGCGATCGCCTGCGTCTTGCGCGTATAGTCTGCGGTGCGTGAGTAACCCTTCAGCAACTCATCCAGCGGGACATCGACTTCTTCCCCGTCAACCTTGACGCGGAATGTCTGGCCCTGCGGCGGCGCCTCTTCGGCTTCCTCATCGCCTTCGGTGGTCTCCTCCTCCACGCCGTCGGACTCGCTGTCGACTGCCTGGGAAGGCTCCTCACCCTCGTCCATTGCTTCGGCCTCAAGCTGCTCGTTTTCGCCTTCGTCGGCGGCGAGCATCTGCTCCAGGGCATCCTGCGTGGACTGTATTGTTCCGGGGGGTGTACCCGTGCCGGTTTGACTCATAGATCTATTGTGCAAGATTCAAGCGGGTTATTTCCTGCCGCTGATCTTGTCGATGTCTCGCTTGGCCATCGCGCCGTTCTCTACGACGATGCGCAGGTGGCGCTGGATCTCTTCCAGGATGCCGACCGCGAGCCATAGCCGCTCGCGCTCCTCCTGGTCGGCTGGCTTACTGTTTCGCCACGCCTTGAGATATTCGCCCTCCAAGACGCCAAAGGCCTCCACGAGGATCGGGTTCTCGAGGAGGTCTTTGGCTTCTTGCCCCTTGCGGGCGTCGATGTAGGGGTTGCGCTCGCTCAAGCGAGCAGGCCGCTCTTTGGCTTCTTTTTCATCGCCTTCTTCAAGAGCTTTCCGCCCTTGTCGGCCTTGTTAAATTCTTTGGCGACCTTCATCGGCACGCCGACGCGCTTGGCGAACTCTGGGTCGTGGGCGGCGGCGGCCATGAGGCGCGCTTGCTTGGTGCTTTTGCTGGGCATTACATTTTCTCCTCTTCATTCGACGGGGCAAGCAAACCAGCCCCAACGGCCATGCCGCCAAACTGCAACAGCGGGGCGTTTCCACGGATAAAATCTTTCAACGCTTGTTCACGGCTAATTCCGCGCTTCTTTGCGGTCTCTGCCAATCTTCCCTCAAGGATCTTCATAAATGCAACCGGCGGAGAACCAAGACCCGTCGCCTGCCCAGCTCCTAACCACAGCGCCGCTTGGGCCGCTGCTGGAGATATCCCGAGGTCTTTTGCGAGCCTGCGGTTAAGGTCCTCAAAGGCCTTATAGTCTGTTTTCGTGGGCGCTTCCTTAAACCAAGTAGGCGGGATCGCTTCCCATTTAATTTTGTTTTCTTGAATAAACTTGCGGGGATTAAATTTCTCTGGGTTCCAGGCCCCGTATTTTTTCTCGCTCCACCAATCAGGTGCCGGCGTCCCGGCTGGGTCTGCCAGCCTCGCCTCTACAAAATCAGGGTCTCTGGATGCGATAGCAAAGGCGCGGACGTTGTGCTTGTCCACGGTCGCATAGTCCCAGTTGCCTTTAAGGTTTTCACCAAAGGTGTACCGCTTCGGGTTCGCTATTGGATCAAGCGCGCCACCGGCCAATATCTCGGCCGCGTTCTTAAAGTGCAGCGCCTGCATTTTGTGTCCGTATCCAGAGCCCTTTGGCGGCTTAACCGCCGGCTCTCCACGCACTGCCTGCTGATAATAATAAGACGCTATCTTCGCGTTTGCTGGGGTCTTTGCGCCTGCGCTGGTTGCGGCCACCAAGTCTATATATTTTTCGTAGTTTTTCTGGCCGACATCTTCACCAAATTCTTTGATGAACTCTTTTCGCAGCGCCTCTGTGTTGTACCACCCGAGGCCCTCTTCGGTCATGCCCTTTTTGGCCCAGTCTAGTATCTGACTATATGCGCGCTCGTTCCCTGCCAGCCTTTGCATGTAGCCAGGAGCGCCGCGGGGCGGAGTGTATCGCGGGATCTCTACTGAACGAGACGGCTGCGTCGTGAGCCCCTCAAGATTAAAATATGATTCGTCTACCGGCGCAGCGTCTGGGATATCAATCCCCTGGCCACGATACGATCCGCCATCTGCCGGGCTCATCATTCGTCGCATAGAGCCGGCGACACGAAACGGGTTTACAAACGACGCGGCATATTCTCCCAGGGCCTCTGGGTCTTGAGGCGCGGCGATGGCGCGGTCAACCTCTGCCTGAAGCATCGACTTTGTCGCGGCCCCTGGGTCTCTTGCAAACTCCTGCCCCGTCGCGAGTAACCCGCGCGCGGTCTCTCTTGGAGATAAAAAAGGCTCAACGATTCCGTAGAGCCCGCGACCAGCGCCGCGGAGCATACCGATCTGCGCCTGCACCTGTGGGTCTTCGTAGGTGCTACGAGCGAGCTCTTCAAGCTCATTTAATAATCCGCGGCGCCTTGGTTCAGCCATCTTTTTGCTTCCTGTATCTCTCGAGCAGTCGCCGCCCCTTGGCGACCGCGCTCGCTTTATCTCCACGGTGTCCCCACGCCTCGAGGCTCAACTTGAGGCGCGTCTTGTCGCCCTGCTCGTCAAAGAGCAGCCCAGGCATCGACCCCATGCGCGTCAGGAACGATCCCTTCCGGCGCAGTTGCTCGGGCGACTGTGCCTCGCCCTTCACTGGCGGCTTTAACGTGCCGCCCGTCTCGCGCTTATAGGACGCGCGGCCTGCGGCGTTCAAACCACCAGACTTGCTCTTGCCCTCTTTGCGCTGCCACGCCGGGGTCTTCACTCTTCGCCCTCGTCTTCGTCTTCCGAGTCGCCGCCGTATTCCATCTGCGCCATCGCCAGCATGTTCTTTTGCTTGCTGGTCATGGCGCGAGTGATCGGTCCGCCCATGAGCCACGCCGAGCAGGTACGAGCGGCGGCGCACTTGAAGTGGAAGAGCTCGCAGTAGCCAAGGTCGGCGGAGTCCACCACGTCCTCGGCGTAACTTGTATGCTCTGGCCCCTCTTCGCCCGCCTCGATCCCGTCCTCGATGCACTTGATCATCTCGGGCGTCTGGATAAACGCCGAGCAGTTTCCGCAGCGCATCGTCTTGGCCTGGTCCACGTCCGTGTTCCACTCGTCGGCGCGCTCCTGCCAGAACTCGTCGTTGGGCTCGTCAGGGTTCGCGGGGCCATAGCCCACGTTCTTGAAGGCCCAGTCGCGGTTCTTCAGGTTTATCTTGATGTCGTACGTCGCGGCCGGGCACTTCATTTTCTTTTCTTTGCCGTCTTTGCCGCAGCCTTAAACGCCTTGGCGGTCGGTGCGCCCTTCGACCCAGGCTTGCGCATCTTTTCGCCGCTGCCGGCCGCGATGCGCTCGCGCTTGGCCCAAATATTTGAATAAAGTCCCTGCTTCATGGTGTCACCTAAAATTAAACGCGCCAAACCGGCCGTATGGGTCAAAGCCGCCGAGTCGAGAGAGACCGCTAAGTTCACCAAGATCGTATGGCATCGTAGTGTCTACTGGCTGCACAGTAGGCGCCTGTGGCGGTTCAGAGATCCAATCAATCGAAGGCGTCGTCATTGTTGGCGTTTGTTGTGCCGCGGCCGCGACTGCGCCATCACCATAGCGCCTATTGGCTTCTTGTAGCTCGGCGTCCGCAGAGAGTTTTGATAAAGGGGAAGCGCCATAGTTAATCCAGCCCGATCCCTTATAAGTCGTCAAAGGCAACGCCGTCGCTGGCGTTTGTTGTGCCGCGGCCGCGACTGTGCCCCCACCATAGCGCTTGTTGGTTTCTTGTAGCGCGGCGTCCGCAGAGAGTCCAGAGTTAATCATGTCCTGATAAAACAAATCACGCGATGAACTAGAGGCCGGAGTTGGAGCCGGAGCCGTAGGCGGCACGGGCGGCGACTGAACATCTGGCATGACCGTGTTCGTCGGTTGATACGGCTGCGCCCTAACATACGGCGGTTGAGGTTGTTGAACACTCGGCGGTTGAGACGGAAACATACGCTCGCGCCCACCGCGTCGGCCGCCGCCAAACCCACCACGTCTGCCGCCGCCAAACATAGACGTGGCCTGGAACGGGTTGAAGGCCGGCTGCCCATAGTATTGGCCAAACATATACTGACCAAAGAGGTCGTTTACGTTTGGCTGCTGCGGCTGCGGCACCCCAAACCCGCCGCCGTAGCCGCCGCCAAAGCGGCCGCCAAACTGGCTCGCAAAGCCGCCATATCCACGACCGTAGCCGCCGCCATAGCCGCCAAACTGCTGCGGCAGTTGCGCGCCATAGCCCGGCATGTATCCGCCGGTGTAATCCTGTTGCTGGTACGGCGTCGGGCTATAAGACCCAAACATGCTATAGCCGCCGCCCATCGAGGCGGGGCCGCTCACGGCGCCAAAATTGGCAAGCCCACTAAGATCGCCAAGGTCGCCGAGGTCTTGCATGGTGTCTCCACCATAGCCAGACATGTTGAGGCCGCCCGTCGGGGCCTGCGAATAAATTGGCGTCATGTATTGTGCTTGACCCCGAAATGCGTTGCTCATATATCACCTATGCTGTCAAATCGTAGAAAGCCAAAGAACCGACGGCCGACCCAGATGATCCGCTTAATGCTCTAACGGCAACCGTGTATACATCACTCACGCCAGCAATCGTCGCACCGAGCTGCATGTCAAAGTTATAAACCAAATCATTCTGCACCTGCGCGCCAGACTGGTTGCTTGCTGTTACATATTCGTTCAAAACAATGTCACCGCCAGTCATAGCGGTCGCGGTCACGTCATAGTCAACACTCAAAAACGTCGTAGTGTCGTAAGAAGCCCCGGTCAGCGTCGCGTTTCTAATCAATGCAATTTCGTATTCTCCGTTTGCTATAGGCAACACGCGCACCTGCTTTGGGAGAACAACTGCTCCAAGTGAATCTGACGCAAGCCTTATTGAAACAAGCGGAACGAATGTTGTGCCGATTCCAGTTATAGTTGTAGTCCTGCGCGCCACGTTCTCAATCGAGGTTTGCTCATATCCGCCTTCAGAAGAAACGGTTGAGCAAATCTGTTTCATGCTTGAACTGCTTGCCGCTGCTCCCGTGTTTTCAATCTCAAGCCGCAGCGGTAAGGTTGCGGTTTGCATATAAACCTTAGTTATTTCATTTGCGTTTTCAAATGTGTGCGCGGTTATATATTCGCCATTGATAACGAACCCGGCTCTAACATTCCCGACACCAAGCCATTGGAAATCAATGAACATAACCTGTGCTTTGGTGGTATCAAGCGTAATACCACTAGCACCGCTTCCGTCTAACTTGTCGCCATTCCACGAGGACTGAACGACCTTTCTTGTATTATCAACGGAGCCGCCCGTATAAGTTCTAATAATAAAAGAAAGCTCTGTCCCGTCGCGTTGCAAGAAGACGCCGTTGTTGTCGTCAAAGTAACCGACGCGCTGACGCAGGTTTGTCTTTCCTTCGTTCATTACAAACGTGGTCAAAATAGAAAGGCTTTTCCCAGGCTGATACGGAAAGCGTCGCTTTGTTTGCCTGACTACTTTGTCGCCAGACGCTGTCGTCACAGCCATGCTCACGGCAGCCTCGTTCGTCAAGAACGTAGACGTGCCAGAGCCAGTCAGAGACGTATCAAACGCAGGGTCTGACGCGTAACGGTTTTGGCTATCAAATAGCGTAAACGGGTTAGATACCCGCAGCCGTCCAAACGCGTCAAAGTTGTTATTACTTAGCAAGTTTAGATCCGTCAGGCTTCTAATAAACTCAACAATTTCCTGCTGGTTATTGCTGATCCTGTTTAGATACAGCTTGAGCTGGTTGTTGAGTTGGTTGTGATATTGAGGGCTATACGTCGCCGGTGGCACGTTTGGATTCGGCGGCGCAGGAACCTCAAGGGTTTCAAGTGGCATGGCATTACATTACCGGCGGCATCTGCGGCGCGGGTCCGATCTCTGGGATCACCGGCTGCTGGACGCTCGGGCTCGCGACACGCGGCGTGGCCATCATCGCCTTGATCTGCTCCACGTCCACGGCGGTCCCGCTCTTGAGCTGGATCTCGTAGGCGCGGAGCATCATCTCCGCCTCTTGCTTGTCGCGGGCGCGGTCATCCTCGAGGAGCATCTGCTGCCGTTTGAGCTCGAGCTCGGCCTGCTTGTTCTGGATGTCCGCCATGATCTTCTGCTGCTCCACCTGCGCCAGGATCATCGCCGGGTCCGGCGGCGGCGGGGGCGGCGGCGGCGGCGGGGGCTGCATCGCCGGGTCAAGGAAGAACTCGTCGACGTTCTTATACCCGGAGGCTTCAACAAGACGCGCGAGGGTGTTGCGGTACTGTTGCGGCGTCACGAGCGGGTTCTGCGGCCCCATCATCTGCAAGATCTGCTCTTGCTTCTGGGCCACCGACGTGAGGACCGCGACCTTTTGTTCTTCCGTCCCGCCGCCGAGCGCGACATCAATCTCCACGTCCATGTCGGCGTCCCAAGAGCGCGGGTCGATCGGGACCCACTGGTTGCGTAGGCGCACCACCCGCGGGCGCTCTTGATTTTCCACGACCAGCTTGAGTATTCCCTTGAACAGGGCTCGCATCCCGGTTTCGGCGAAAATCCGGGCGATCATCTCAAGGTGCTGCTGAGAGGCACTGACTGTCGCGGCCACCGCCGCGCGGGTGGTGCTCTGTAATGCCCCGGCGTCGAGGCCCATCGCCGCCTTGGACATCCCGGTGCGCGTCTCGCGCACGCTGTCCAAGTATTCCAGCATCGGGAACGCGGCCTGGCCGACGAACGGGACAGAAAACGGCTGCACCATCCCTGGCGCTCGCTGGCGGATGATCCCGCCGACCTCGGTGTTGAGGACGTCGTCCATGTTGACCTGCCCCTCTACGACGCCCACCCGTGGGTGGATCGCGAGCGAGAGCGAGTCGAGCATGTTGCGCATCACCGCAGACTTAATGCGCTGCAAGTCGGCGGTCATGTCAAAGATAGACAAGCCGATCAGCGCGTGCGGCTCGGGGTCCGGGCAAAATAAAGCAAACGGCGCGTGCGAACAGGGCTGGTTCATCACCACCTTATAGCCGCCGCCGATTGTGCAGATCTTGCGCAACTCGGCGATGCCGTCGCGGTCATAGTCGACCCGCATGTAGGCCTCGACGTAGAGGACGCGTTTGTCGTCCTGCGTGCCGCCTGGGCCGTACGACTCTGCGTACGGGTTGCGGGCGATGTATTCGTCGTTAGTGTCGAGCTCGTAGATCCCGGTCTCTTGGCTGACCTCTTCCTCGCTGTAGCCCAGGGCCACGAGGTCAGAGACGCGCATCATGCGCCGGTGCGCCACGAGGGTCGCGTCCTCGACGGAGCGCGCGCGGCGGTCGATCAAGAACTCCTCGGGCGGGACGGCCTCCACGGCGACCTTCCCAGACTTGTATTCACGCCGCAGCTCGACGTTATAGATCTGCGGCACCGGGAGCGGCTGACCCGTCATCGGGTCCACCGTCATGGGCTGCCCCGTCGCCGGGTCTACCGGGGGGCGATACGATGGGTCGTCCATCGACTCAATCGCGCTCCCCACGACGCCGGGCTCCGAGAGCAGGACCGTCAAAGCGTTTTCGTCGAGGCCCGTGTAGTGCTCGGTCTTGACCTCGATCTTTTCTTCCCAGTAATACTTTGCGATCCCGAGCGCGCCGCGCAGGGCGTCCTTGAAGACAGAGTGACAGACAAGGAAGCCGTCGTTGTCCTGGGAGAAAATGTAGTTGATGTAATCAGTCGCCTGCTCGGCGGTCGCGGTGTCCTCCGGCCCACGGGGCGCGAACTGCACCACCTTCTTTGAGCCAAAGAAGACACGCATGAGTGACGGCATGATGCCGGCGATCGTGTCGCGCACGTCGGTCGAAACGACCTGCGAGCGGCCCTCTTCCTCGTTACCAAACGGCTCGCCGCGGTAATACTCAATCGCTCGGGCACGGACCGGCGAGAGCTCGGCGTCGACAAACGACGTGGCGTCTACCAGCTCGCTACCGACCAGCGACTCAAGGTCGGCGTCGTTCATGGGCTCAAGTAGCCCGACCGCCGCCTCGGTTTGCTCAATGAGTGATCCGTCTTGGTTATACATAAAACCGGCACCCGTGCCGAAAAAGGCCCTTCTCTATTGTCACGCGAGAAGCGATGCAACCTGATTTTCTGTTAGCGACACGAGCCACGCCTCGCGGTCCTTGACGCCAAAGCTCATCACGTAGCCGCCGCCGTGCCGGACAAGCCCCGCGCAGAACTCAATCTGCTCGCCGCGAAAGTAAAACTCACGCCCGGCGTGGAACGGCTCGAGGTTGCTGTTGTAGCGCACCAGACGGTGAGCGTAGTGCACCCGGCCCCTGTGCTTGCGGCGCTGGTGCACGACGCCGAGGTACGACCCCTCGTGCGGGATCAACTGCGAGCCGCCCGACCAGCCCGCGAGCGGCGGGTAGCCGCCGAGCCATATCCTGCGCTTCTGTGGCGCGTACTCGTAGGACTCCGACGGGTGGTGCATATACACGAACGACAACTGGTCGCCCTCGGCGAGCGGCATCCAGTTCTTCTCGACCTCGCGGCCGTGCGGGCTGTGCAGGAACTCCAGTCCCTCGACCGTGGCCTGGTCTAGCTTGCAGAGCGCCATCGTGCCCCGCACCCGCGGGCCGTGGTGCAGCGCGGTCGCGGTAAACCACCACCCGCCGCGCCACCAAAAGAGCCGCCCGTCCTCAAGCCCGTCTCGGGCGGGGACCCGAGTGTTGCGCGCCATTAGGTCGTTGACCCACTGCGCCGACCGCTGGCTCAAGTCTTGGCCCAGCGTGACCAGGTAGTTGCGGGTGTTAGGCGCGGGGTCGCCACGAAACCAGATCCCGTCCTCTTCGCCGAGTTCGTAGTTTACGGTGCGGACTAAGCAGGCTAGTTCACCGTCCTCGCTCTTGGCGATCGACGGGTTGCAGGGCAAATACTTTTCCGACTCCGGCACCGAGAGCCGCACAAAGGCGCCGCCCGGCAGGTGCTCCGATAAAACTAGGCGGCCTTCGCCGGGGAGGGCGGTTTCGGTGGGCCGTCCTTCGGCGGCTCTGGGGGTTTCTTGGGCTCCGGCTTCGGGGGCGCCTTTTTGTCTAGGCGCTTTTGGAACAGCAGCACGTCGCTTGGCTTTAACATTCACGTTCACCTCACATGTGGATCGTCGATGGCATGGGCACGGCCCAGTCTTGCGTCGCCTGCGCCACAAGCGGCGGCACGGCGGTCAGCACCCGCAGGTGCGGCAGCGCGTACCACTCAAGCAGTATATCGACGGGCGTGTTGGCCGGCTTTGTGTATTGCTGCAAGGTCGGGATCGCGCGCCGGCGGTGCCAGATAGCGGCCGTGCAGAGGGGGTATTTAATCTCCCAGAGGCTCTCCGACTCTTTCTTCGCGGGCTTCTGGTCGGTGCAGCACGAGTTTAGGTACACGAGGTCGCACCACTCGGGCGTCTCGGCGCGGATCTTCTGGAGCCGCTCCACAAAATTATCGGGGAGCAGTATGTCGTCCTCAAAGATCACAAATTCTTCGTGCCCCTCGCGCCACGCGATCTGCCACGCGATGTGCCACGACAAGACGAGACACGTCGCGCCGCGGGTCACGAAATAGTCGGTGTGCATCGGTATCTCTGACTTGACCTGCATGGTCTTGCCAAAGATGCCCTGGATAAAATCCAACTCAATCCCGGCCTTCGCGGCCTGCTGGCGCGCGTGCTCGGTGCGCTCGGGTGTCTCGGCGAGGGTGATGCAGTAATACTTCACGGGTCCCTCACAAAAAAGAGCAGCGTCGGCCTGCCCCACGACGAGCCCTGCCGCTGATCTGTCTCGCGGAACCTGCACGACGTAACCCAGTCGCACTTGAAGCCGTTTTCGTAGAAGCGGTCGATCCAATACTCGGTGAGCTGCTCGTTGACGTGGTGGTGCCCGCCCTGCCCAGGGAGCGCGTGGCACATGAGCACATACTTGCACCGCGCCATGGTCGCGAACCAGTTTTGCTCGCACTTCTGCTCGACGTGCTCCACGAACTCGGTGCAGATCGCAAGGTCATACTCGCGCCCCGGATCGTAGGGCCCACGCTCGTAGTCGTGCGCGACCAAGATGTCTCGCACCGGACTCTCGGCGAGCGCCATCGGGTGGCCCTCGACGCCGCGCGCGTCAAAGCCCAGGTCGTGCCACCAGCGGATGTTGTGGCCCATCCCGGCGCCGATGTCGATCACCGATTTGATATTGTAGGTCAGCGCAAGGTAGCCCCAGATGTCGGGCATCCACGTCGCGCGGTCGCCCTCTGGGATATAACCGCCCAGGTGTTCGATGTTCATACCACCCCACGAATCTGTCGCTTGACGGACTTGGTCCACGTCGGCAAGTAGGCCCCGCTCCCGGTCGCGGCCTCGCCCGCAAAGGTCAGCACAAAGGCGTCGGCCACGTCGGGCGAGACAAGACCCCGGCGCTTCATGTCGTCCTTGCCCTCGAGCTTTAGCTTTCCGTTCGACATGAACGAGTAGCGCGGCGAGGATAATTCATT